ATACAAATGTCAACCCTTAAATAAGGTTTATTTTAATTAATTGTGTTTTTTTTTAAATTAGTTACTATATTAGTTATGTTAAGGGCAAATTTTCCATCACTGTACAAAGGAGGTAATAGTATGAAGTATGGTAGTAAATCAAGCATGGCTAAGAAAAAAACTAAAAAGAAGACAAAAACAAAAAAGGTTAAAAAGTATGGAAAATACTAATAATAATGAGGAAATCGTAGAAGTTAACGTAACTGGTGTATCTATGTCAGGGAAAGCAGAGATAAAAAATGAACACAGTAGAACTCCTCAAGAGGATCAAGAAAAAGTTGAGGGAGCAGAGATCAGCACTAGCTGAGAAAATGATTGAAGGTAGAGAAACAGACTTTCACTCATATCAAAAAGACGTTGGTATAGCACAAGGCTTGGAAGAGGCTTGTGTCATTATTGACGAAACATTAACCAAAATAGATGAAGAGGATTAACCATGTCTCATCAACATGATGGCATAGCCAAAATATATACTGACGAAGAAACAAAAGGCACTTGTGCAGAGCATCAACTGCCTATTCCTATGGGTTGGAAATTATTAGTTCAACCAAACCAAATCAAACAACAAACTAAAGGTGGTATTATTATCCCTACTAAAGCTCAAGAAAATGAGGCGTATCTTACTGCACATGGGGAAGTTGTTTCTATTGGTGAACTTGCATACAGAGAAAGAGAAACTGGAGCTAGTTGGCGTATTTATAATAAGCCAAAGAAAGGCGATAAGGTTACTTATGGAAAGTATGCTGGACAGAAACTAATAATTAATGGCGTAAGATTTCTTCTACTTAATGATGACGAGATAACATCTATCTTGCCACAAGGCGTAGAAGTAACTGCATACATATAAGGAGTAGACATTATGCAAGAACAAGACCCAAACCCAATAATGGAAGAAATTGAGAAGGAAATAGCAGATACTAAGCGTAAAGCTAGTGATGATAGTCCTTTGGAAATTGAAATAACTGAAGAAAAAACTGAACAACCAACTGCAGAAACTCAAAAAAAAGAAGCAAATGAGAGTGATGCAGAAGAGCAAAAGAAAAAGTACAGTGCAAATGTGCAAAGAAAAATTGACAGGCTAACAAAACAAAGACTTGAGGCTGAAGAGCAAACAAGAAATTTGCAAGAAAGCAATGCACAACTTGTAAAAAGACTTGAAAGGCTTGAGCAACAAACTGTACAAAGAGATCAACAACACGCTCAAAATGATTTTCATAAACGCTACAATTTAACTAAGTCAGCGTTAGAAAAGGCTATAGAAGAGGGCGATACAAAAGCTCAACTAGAGTTCACAGATCAGTTAGCTGACATGAGAGCCACAATAAGAGTTGGTGAGTTGCAAAACAACTTAAGGCAACAAGCTCCTACTCAAACACAACCCAAACCACAGAGGCAACAAGCCAAAAGAGATGATACGCCACAACTAGCTAATAAATGGTGGCAAGAAAACTCATGGTTTAATGCTAAAGGTTATGAGAGAGAAAGTGCGGCAGCCAGAGCAATTGATGTGCAATTAGACATTGAAGGCTTTGATAAGAATAGCCAAGAGTATTACGATAATTTAAATAGTCGTTTACAAAAGGTTTTCCCAGAGTTAGTATCTACAAATGACATTACAGAAAGTAAGAGGAAGGGAAAAAGCAGTAATATAGTAACACCTTCTGCTGGTGGCTCTTCTTACAAAGGTAATAGAGTGCGAATGACACAGGATCAACTTAGAATGGCTAGAGAACTTGGAATAAATGATGAGGCTGGTTTGAAAAAATACGCCTCTGAAATACAAAGAAGTCAAGGGAGATAGATATGACTGAGAAGAGAAATGTAAGAGCACAAGAAGGTAGAGAAAATGTTCGTGATGAAGAGAGCAGACCTCAAACCTCATGGACACCCCCAGCATTGTTAGATGCTCCAGATCCTAGACCTGGGTATGTGCAAAGATGGGTAGCTACGTCAATACAGGGAAAGGACACGCCTGATAACGTATACAAACGTATGCGAGAAGGGTGGGAAGCTAGACCTGCGAGTTCTGTGAAGAATCAGTTGTTTCCGACTATAAATCATGGACAATGGGAAGGTTGTATAGGAATTGAAGGAATGTTGCTATGCGAAATGCCAAAAGAAAAACATCGGCAGATGAAAGATTATTATGCGGGCAAGAGCAAAGAGCAAAATCAATCACTATCTAGCGATCTTCAGGCTTTAGAGTCAAGGACTGGACACAGAATTCATCAAGAACGAAAGAGTTCAGTCAGTGGTGGCAGACAATTGTCTGCTATGGATGATTAACTTTTACTAAGGAGTGAAAAATGGCAAATGTAGACGCCGCTTTCGGGTTTATCCCATGCCGTCACATGAGTGGTAATGGTTACTCACGAGCAAATGTTTATACGATTACATCTGGTTTAGCAGAAAACATCTTTACAGGTGATCTTTGCATAATTACTGCAGATGGTGTGGTTACACCTCATACTGCAACAGAGGTTAATAATATAGGCGTGTTTGGTGGAGTATCTTATACTGCAAGTGATGGATCTTATGTTTATTCACAATACTGGCCGTCAGGCACAGTAGCAACAGACATAAAAGCATATATATACGATGATCCATATACTGTATTTAAGGTACAGTCAGCAGGATCACCCGCACAAACAGATATTCTAGCTTGTGCAGATGTGGTAGCTGGAACTGGATCAACATCAACAGGTCAATCAGGCTTTGAAATATCAGGTACAATGGCGGCAACTGCGGCTACTTGTAAGATATTAGCTTTGCATGAGACACCTGATAACGCTTTTGGTGCAAATGCAATAATGGAAGTACTTATCAATGAGCACTTGCTCAAAGATAGTGCTGGAATATAGGGAGATTTAGACAATGGCAATGAATAGAGCACAATTTGCGAAAATGCTTGAGCCAGGTTTAAACACCTTGTTCGGGTTAGAGTATGATACATATCCACCAGAGTATGAGGCAGTATTTGAGGCAAACACATCTCAAAAGGCTTTTGAAGAAGATGTCTTATTGACAGGCTTTGGAGCCGCACCAACAAAAGACGAAGGTGCAAGTGTTAGCTACGATAGTGCATCACAACAGTGGACTGCAAGATATCAGCATGAAACAGTAGCTTTAGCTTTTTCAATTACAGAAGAAGCAGAGGAAGATGGACTTTATGGTTCAATAGCCTCTAGATACACTAAGGCTTTAGCAAGATCTATGGCAACAACCAAAGAGATCAAAGCCGCAACTATCTTAAACAACGCTACAAGTGCTGGTGTATATGCGGGTGGTGATGGAGTTGCATTATTAAGTACTTCACATCCTACTCAAAATGGAAATCAAAGTAACACTTTAGCAACGGCAGCGGATTTATCAGAAACATCTTTAGAGAGCATTCTGATTAATATTGCTGACATGAAAGATGAAAGAGGCTTAAGAGTAGCCGCACAAGGAACAATGTTAATTATTCCTACTGCATATACTTTTGTAGCTGAAAGATTGCTTGAGAGTCAGTTAAGAACTGGTACATCAGACAATGACATCAATGCTATTAGATCTGGTGGTTATTTACCACAAGGATATCATGTTATGAGAAGGCTTACAGACAGTGATGCATTCTTCATTAAGACAGATGTTCCAGATGGTCTAAAAATGTTCCAAAGAAGTCCTATGAAAAAGGGCATGGAAGGTGACTTTGAGACAGGAAATGTACGTTATAAAGTGAGAGAAAGATATTCTTTTGGTTTCACTGATTGGCGTGGAATTTTTGGTACAGAAGGTGCCGCTTAACAACCTAGTATGAAGAGAGGGGAAACCCTCTCTTTTAATTAACCTTGACTGCGAAAGCAGACAGTAGCCAAGACAAGGAGAATTTACATGGCTAAATCAACCTTTTCGGGTCCAGTAGTATCTAATAATGGATTTATACAAGCTGGAGCTAACAATATCGTAAATATTACTGCAGAAGAAACATTAACATTTAATGATCATGCAGGAAGAATAATTGAAATCAACGATGCAGATGGAGCGGTTACATTACCATCAATCAAATCTGGAGAATTAGGTGCTAAATACACATTTTTTATTGGTACAGATGCAACAGACTTAGACATAAAAACTGATGGAACTGACAAATATGTTGGATCAGTTATGGTTGCAGTCACAGATGGATCAAAGAAATCGTTTATTCCAGGTGCTACAAATGATGTTATTTCATTAAATGGTGGCACACAAGGTGGTGACAAAAATTCATATGTTGAAATAACTGCACTAGCAACTGCTGAGTACCTAGTACAAGGCGTTTTAATTGGATCTGGAACAGTAGCGACTCCGTTTGCTGATAGTTAATAGGAGATAATAATGGCTGATATAACATCAAGCACTATACTCTCCGAAAACACTAGAGAAATTGTAATGGCATTTCAATATCAATACGTTGATACTGGAGATGAATCTGCAGTAACAAAAGTTGATGTATCTACATTACAAGCCAATGCTAATGGCGATTCGTGTACAGGAGTTAAAATAACTAAATGTACATGGGTTGTAAAAGGAATGACTGTAAGAGTTTTAGCAGATGCTAGTACGCCTATAATTATGCTTAACCTTGACGAAGGACAGTCTGGTGAAGTTGATTATAAAGATATAGGTGGTTTGCCAAATACAAAACAAACTGGAACTAGTCCAACTGGTGATATAAAATTCACTACGACTAATGCTGGAGCCGGTGATTCTTATCAAGTTGTTCTAACCATGACAAAGAAATATGGATAGAGTGAGCTATGGCAACATCTGGAACAGTCGCATTTAGACCAAATGTTGAAGAGATTATAACAGAGGCTTATGAGAGATGTGGCATTGATATTCAGACAAGAACTGGAGATCAAGCCATATCTGCTCGTAGAAGTCTAAACTTACTCTTTTCTGAATGGGCAAATCGTGGAATTAATTATTGGGCAGTTACCAACAATACGCTAGATCTTTCAACTGGAGTTAGTAGTTATAATCTACCGGCTGGAGTTTTGGATTTTCTTGATGTAGTAATATTTAACACTGCTGAATCAACAAGAACTGATACTATTATAAATAGGGTTACTATATCTGAATACAATCAAATACCTAACAAAACAGATAGAGGCAAACCTAATCAATATATGTTAGATAAAGGTAGGCAGACTGGATCTAATAACATTGCTAAAATATTTGTTTGGCAAACGCCAGATATTGATACCTATCGTCTTAGTTATTGGGCAATGACACAATTAGATGATATTACGCTTTCTAATCAAGACACAGATATACCTTACACTTGGTCAGAGTGTATATGTGCTGGGTTAGCAAGTAAGCTATCAGTGAAATTTGCACCTGATAAATATCCACTTTTAAAACAAATTTATAATGAGGCTTTTGAATATGCATCTACTAACGACAATGATGGTGTATCTTTAAAGCTACAACCAACAGGTCTTAATTTAAACTAATGGCAACAAAGTTCGCTCAAGGTAAAAAATCGCAAGCTATAAGTGATATAAGTGGTGCTAAAGTACCCTATACCCAACTTAAAACAACTTGGGATAACCTTAGAGTAGAACCATCTGAATATGACCGAAAGCATCCACAACTTACTCCCGCTCAAAATGTTGTGGATGCAACTGCATTACGAAACCCACGACCAGATAATGATCCAGAAAATGTAACTATATTATTTGGTTTTACACAAAATATATTTCAATCACGAGTTGCTAGATCTCAAAATTCAGTTAGCTTTCGTGCTTTTGGTAGAATTGGTCATGTAGGTATATCTTTGCAAGAGCCAGTGACGGGTGTCTCTGGAACTACTGCAATAGGATCTTTTGCACCTGGCTTTGATGTTACTGGTGTAAGTGCAACTGCAACTGTAAATAATGTTGTACCAGAAGATCAGACAGATGTTTCAGCAACTGGAAATCAAGCAACTGGAACTATTAATGATGCCGCAGCGGGCTTTGTCATTAGTGGAGTTGCAGGAACTGGTGGTACTGGTACAGAAACTATTGAGCACGATAGAATATTTGAGTTAGATAATGGTGGTGTCTCTGGAATTGGTTCTACTGGAGCTGAAAGTTTTGACACACAAACTGGAACATTATCAAGTGTAACTGGTACTGGATCAATTGGTAGCTCTGTACCTAATACAGACATAGGAATAACTGGTGTTTCTGGTACAAGTGGAATTGGAACATTTGGTGAAAGTGGTAATGGAACACTTAATTTAACAGTAACACCAACAAGTGCAGTAGGTACTGCAAACACAGGCATAGAAGTTGCTGAAAGTGAAATCCCAGAATCTAATACGAATGGTTGGGGTGAAAATGCTTTTGGTTATGGTGTTTGGGGTGGTGACCCAGAAGTCAAAGCGACTGGTGGAGTTGGTACTGTATCTATTGATATATTCAAAGGACCGAACCCACAAACTGGTGTTAGTGCCACTATGTCAATTGGTAATTATGTTTCAGAGAATGAACTAACAGAAACTGGAGTGTCAAGCACTGGAGCAATAGGCACAGTATCTATGGATGGGCAAACTGATACAACAAATGTGTCAGGAACTACTGCAATAGGTACGTTTAGTGTTGCAATTAATCCTGGATGGAGCGAAGGTGCATGGAACGATGGAACATGGGGTAATTAAATGAATTTTACAACTTTAGTAACAAATATAAAAAATTATACTGAAGATGATAGTACTGAATTTGATGCATCAATTCCTACTATTATATCACAAGCAGAAGATATGATATTTGCAAGGTTACCTAATCTACCTTGTTATAGAAAAAAATTGAGTGGCACATTAGTTCAAGGCACAAGTGAATACGATGTTTTAGGAGCTAGAATGATTAGACAAGTATCTGTTACTGATAGTAGTAGTGATGTAATATTTCTTAAACATAGAATTGATAGTTACCTAAGAGATTTTGCACCAAATGCATCTACTCAAGGTGTACCCTTTATGTATGCAACTAAAAATGCTACAACATCTGGTATAAAAATATTAATAGCACCAGTACCAAGTTCTGGTCTAAGTTATGAAATAGACTTTGTAGGTCTAGAAACAGGATTATCTACAACCAACGCTAATAGTTGGGTAGGTGATAACGCTGAACAAGTTTTACTTAATGCTTGTCTATATGAAAGTTCCTCTTTTCTAAAGGCAGTAGATGGTGTAAACTTGTATAAAGCAAAGTTTGATGAAGCAGTAACACTGTTTCAGCAAGAAATGCAACGTAATTACCAAGCAGAATACGAAGGAGGTATTTAACAATGGCGATAACACAAGCAATGTGTACATCATTTAAAGCAGAAATCTTAGATGAACAACACGACTTAGCGGCAGATACTTTAAAGATAGCTCTCTATACAAGTTCTGCAAGTTTAGATGCGGCAACAACTGCATACACAACATCAAATGAAATCAGTGGGTCAGGCTACTCGGCTGGTGGTGAAACGCTAACAAGCACAACTGTATCAACAAGTGGCACGACTGCATTCTTTGATGCGGCAGACCCAACATGGACAAGTGCTAGTTTTACTGCTAGAGGAGCATTAATTTATAATAGCTCAAATAGCGATAAAGCAATAGCAGTATTAAACTTTGGTGGTGATTTTACAGTTTCAAGTGGTACATTCAGAATTGTTTTCCCAGCGGCTGGAGCAAATGCGATTATCACTATAGCTTAATAAGGAGATGTATTTATGGCTAGTAGCTACGATAATGACTTAAGATTAAATGAATTAGGAACTGGTGATGCCTCTGGCACATGGGGTACTACAACAAATTTAAATCTTTCTAATATAGGGCAAGCATTAAGTTTTGACACTCAAGATTGTTTTTCCTCTGATGCTGATGCCACAACTACTGTTGGTGATGGAGTTGCAGATCCTGCTAGAGCTATTTATTTTAAAGTAACATCCTCAGCTACATTGTCTGCAACAAGAGTGTTAACAATAGCACCAAACTCAATAAGCAGACTGCAATTTATAGAAAATGCCACAACAGGCAGCCAGATTATTACAATTAAACAAGGATCAGGCACTACTATAAACATAGCAAATGGAGAAGTTAAGGCACTATATTTAGATGGTGCTGGCTCAGGTGCAAATGTTGTTGATGCTTTTACAGACTTAAGTATTCCAGATGCAGTTTTAGGTGGTAACCCAACATCTACCACACAGTCAGCAGGTAATAATACCACTAGACTTGCTACAACTGCCTTTGTGACAACTGCAGTGGCTAATGCAGAGCCTTTTCCATCAGGTACATCTATGTTATTTCAACAAACTGCGGCTCCTACTGGTTGGACTAAACAGACAACACATAATGATAAAGCATTAAGAATTATTACTGGATCAGTTGGAACTGGTGGTAGTGTTGCATTTAGTACTGCTCTTGGTAGTGGTGCAACAGTTGCTGGTGGTTCTGTTAGTGGTAATCCTGGTTCTAATTTATCAACAGATGCTGGTAATTTAGCAGTTGGTGCTGGAAACTTAGCGGTTAGCGTTAGTGGTAATATATCTAATACAACGCTTTCAACAAATCAAATACCAAGTCATAATCACCAAATTGCTCTTGGTGGAGGTAGCACAACTCACTTAGCTATTGTTCAAGCTGGATTAAATAATCAAGGAACTACTTTTAGAGATCTTATCAGTAATACTGGTGGTAGTGGCTCACACAATCACTCACATAATTTAAGTGGTACTATGAATGGTGCTCCAAGTCTTTCTGGTGCTCCTTCAATAAGTGGTAACGTAACGGCTGGTAACTTAGCAGTAGGTGCATCTACTGCGGCAATTAATGTCAACTATGTAGACTTTATAATCGCCAATAAGGATTAATATGCAAATAAAGGTAGAGGAAAACTGTCCATTACATAATTTTAAAAAGTGTAAACAATTTAAATGTGCTTGGTTTGTTCAGATGAAAGGCACAAATCCCAATAGTGGACAAGAGGTTGATGAATATGCTTGTGCTATAGCTTGGTTGCCAACCTTATTAGTAGAAAATGCTATGCAAGCAAGGCAAACTGGGGGTGCTATAGAATCATTTAGAAATGAAATGGTAAAGGCGAATGATTCTAATCAGAGTTTATTACAAATGTCAAAAATATTAGAGTTTAAAAACAAGGGGATAATTAAACAATGAATGATATGACAAAAATAAAAAATATGACATTTATTAGTAAATATGAAAATTTAGCATCAGATGATTATTGCGATAGAATGATTGCAAAATTTAAATATTTAGAAGAAAATTCCTCAATTCATGTAGAAAAATCTCCAATTGAGATAACAAGTGGCGAAGTGCAAAATGGTTCTGGTATCAGAAAAGATTTTCAATTTTATTTTGATGAAGAAAGAAATTCTGCACAAGATTTAGTGCAAGAAACTCATAAAATATTAGATGAAGGATTAGTTAAATATACAGATGAATATCCATCATTAGCACCACTTCAATACTATAGCAAAATTATAAAGGTACAAAAAACACCACCAAAAGGTGGATTTCATGCTTGGCACAGAGAACATAACTTAGGTGAAGCATCACACAGAATATTAACTTGGACAATTTACCTAAATGATGTACCAGATGGAGAGGGTGAAACAGAGTTTTTAGAATATGGTATAAAGATAAAACCAAAAAAAGGAACTGTTTGTTTTTTCCCTGCTGGATTTACTCATACACACCGAGGCAATGCAGTTTATACACATGATAAATACCTAGCTACTGGTTGGTATTATATAATATAAGGAGAACTAAAATGGCAAATATAATATATTTAAAAGATGGCGAAAATTCTAAATCACAATTAATTATAGATGGAGTGCAAGTAGATTCATCTGATTATGGTGTTGCCACAAACATTCATGCTATACAATGGAATGGTTCTAAAGGCGAAATAGAATATAATGATGGTAAAAGTAATGAAGAAATTACAGATATATCATCTTTTGATTTTGAAACAAAACATAGTGCAGAAAAAAAAGCTATAGAAGATGCTGAAGCAACTGCAATTGCCAATCGTACATATGCTGAAAAAAGACAAGTAGAATACCCAGCCATTGCAGACCAACTTGATGATATTTATCATAATGGTATTGATGGGTGGAAAACTACAATCAAGGCAGTCAAAGATAAGTACCCTAAAAGCTAATTAAGTTTTTATAAAATGGTATATTACCAAAATGAAAAAAACTTTACAAAATAATAGCAAATATAATGAGTACGATTTGGATGGAGATGGAGTTGTAACAGATTCCGAACTTGAAAATGCAAAAGCTATAAAAGAAACAGAACAATTATTAAGAAAACAACTAGCTCAATTAAGAATAGCAAGATACACATTAGTTGGTATGGGTGTATTTACAGTTGCTTGTTTTTTTATTCCCATTGATCGCCTAGAAGCCATGAGTGACATATCCAATCTTTTCTATATTTCTGGTGCTGGAATAGTTGGTGCATATATGGGTGCATCGGCATTCATGAGTAGAAAGTAATGTTTAAGGCTTTAGTCACTATTTGTGTAATTGGTTTGCCAAATAATTGTCAAGTAGTAGAAGATTTGCTGGGCCCATATGAAACAGAAGTATCTTGTAAGGAAAGAGCATTAGAAATAAGCAGACAAGTTTATATATATTACCCATTATGGAAAGCAACAAAATATAGGTGTAAAAAGCTATCACCAGGGAGGTTAACATGGAAAACATGGTATTAGATGCATGGAATGATTTAAGCTATGCAGAAGGTGTTTTGTTTAGCATGTGGTTATTTATACTTTATTATGGTAAAGTATGGATAGACAGTAAATTTGAAAAAAAGAAATGTCCAAGATGTGGATCTTAAAATAAAAAGGAATAAATATGTTAACTGCACTGATCGGGCCTGTAACTAACTTAGTTGGCAAATTTATTAAGGACAAAGATCAGCAGGCTAGATTAAGCCATGACCTAGCAACGCTTGCTTCTAGACACGCCCAAGAGCTTGCAAAAGGTCAAATAGAGGCAAACACACAACAAGCCAAGCATCCTAGTTTATTTGTAGCTGGAGCTCGCCCAGCCATAATGTGGATATGTGCATTAGGTTTACTCACTCAATTTTTTATTATGCCAATAGCAGAATGGGCAACTGCAATCTGGCTGCCTGACGTTTTGCTTCCAGAGCTTAACACGGGTGAACTTATGACCCTAACACTTTCCTTACTGGGATTGGGCGGAATGAGAAGTTTTGAAAAAACAAAAGGCGTAGCTAGAGAGAATATGAAGAAATGATTGGGTTATGGTTGAGTTTATTTAAATTTTTTAATAAAATTGGTAATTATTTCTACAGAAAACACATAAATGCAGTGAGAAAAACATATGGATCTTGATAAATTAGCAGAAGAAATAAAAGCCGATGAAGGGATTATATACGAAATCTATAATGACCACCTTGGATATAAGACTTGCGGCGTAGGTCATTTGTGTAGAGCTACAGATCCAGAGAACGAATTAGAGGTAGGAGATCCAGTTTCTGTAGAAAGAGTAAACCAATTATTTGCTGAAGATTTAGATATTACCATAGAGGAATGTAGAAAACTTTACGAGCACTTTGATGATCTGCCAGAAGAAGCACAAAGAATAATATGCAATATGATGTTTAATCTGGGTAGACCTCGCTTAAGTAAATTTAAAAAAATGTATGAAGCCGTTATGGATGCCAACTGGATTGAAGCGGCAATTCAGATGGAAGATTCGCTTTGGGCAAGACAAGTACCTAACAGAGCACAGAGACTTTGTGAAAGAATGAGGAATGTAGCTTAATGCCATTAGTACCATTAAAATTCAAAGCAGGCATAGTAAAGGACATAACAGAATATGCATCTGGACAAGCTGGATTTTATACAGATGGCAACCTTGTAAGATTTAGAAATGGCTTTCCAGAAAAAATAGGTGGATGGGAAGAAGAAACATATTCCTTTAATGCAGATCAAGATACTGTAACCACAATAACAGGAAAGCCAAAACATCTAATTGCATGGAGATCTATCACAGATGATTTTGATAGAATAATTGTAGGTACACATAATCATCTATATAACATTAATAATGGTGTTTTTTATGATATTACGCCACTTAGAAAAACAACTGAAAACGCTACAAACCCTTTAGCCACCTCTAGTGGAAGTGCAGTTGTAACTGTAACAGATAATGGACATGGTGCAGAAACTGGAGATTTTATAGTCATAAAAGAAGCTACTGCAGTTGGTGGCATAACTGCAGACACTCTAAACAGATTAGAAGGTTATCAAATAACAAAGGTAGATGACAATTCTTACACATTTGTCTCTGCAACATCAGCAAGTGGCAATGCTACTGGTGGTGGTACATCTATAGATTTGCAGTATTTAATTGGTAACTCTGATGGAGTTGGATTTCAAAGTTCTGATCCAGCATTAGGATGGGGTATAGGAACTTGGGGTGGCAGTACTTGGGGTACTGCAAGAGATGCATCTTTGAGTAATATTAATTTAGAAGCAACCAATTGGTCATTAGAGTTGTGGGGTGAAGATATATTAATTAATAATAGAAATGGTCAATTATATTATTGGGATACATCAGGTGGAGATAGTGCAAGAGCAGTACTAGTATCTAGCATAGCTGGAGCAAGTGGTATACCCACACAAATTAGAACTATAGCAGTATCTTTCCCAGACAGACATTTGGTTGCTGGTGGAGCGATACCACTTAATGGCTCTGAAATTGATCCTATGTTAGTCAGATTTTCAGACCAAGAAGATTTCACTGTATTCACGCCTACTGCAACTAATACTGCTGGCGATCAAAGATTAGAGATAGGATCAAAAATTATATGTTTAACGCCTACTAAAGATGAGATGTTTATACAAACAGATGAAGCCGCATATGGCATGACGTTTGTCGGGCCGCCATTTACGTTCTCGTTTAGGCTTTTGGCAGTTAATTGTGGTGCAGTAGCTTTACATGGAACTGCAAATGTAGATGGTGATGTGTATTGGATAGGTAGAAATAATTTCTTTGTATACGATGGAGTTATTAAGGAGTTGCCTTGCTCTGTACAATATTTTGTTTTTGATAGAATGCAAAAGAGATACTTTGACAAAATATATGTAGGACACAATAAAAAATTTAATGAAGTGACTTGGTTTTATGTCAGCGAAGATAATTCACAAGAAGATAACCCAGAGTCAGATAGCTATGTCACATATAATTATCAAGATGGAGCTTGGAGCATAGGAACATTAGATAGAAATGTTTGGCATGATGCACAAGGATTTAGGCAAGTACCTTTTGCTTTTGATGCTGATGGAAAATTATATAATCATGAAACTGGAACTACTGACAATGGAAGTGCTATGAATTGCCACATAGAATCAGGTGATATAGAACTTAGTACTGCAGGAGAAAATTTATTTCTAATTGATAAAATTATTCCAGATGCAACTATGAACAGTAACACAAATCTCTTTATTCAATTAAAAACAAGGAAATATCCTAATGCTACAGAGATTACTAAAGGTGCTTTTACAGTTACAACTGAAACAGAAAAAATAAGCACACGAGCTAAAGGAAGGCAGATGGCTATTAGGTTTTTTAGCAATGGTGTAAGTGATGAATGGTTGTTGGGTGATTTTAGAATCAATGCAATAAAAGATGGCTTGAGATGATTAGGTTACCTACACCAGTAGATATAGATAGTTATGTAAAATGGGCAAGGCAGTTGATACAATCTTTGGAATTGCAACAAAGAGCAAATGAGTTAACAACAACAACTGCAACTAAAGATGCAGAAGATAAAGCAGAGGCAGTAAGTTGGTTTAATGGCTAATAATTATAAAAATGCAAAAGTAGATTTAACAACAACAGACATAACAACATTGTATACTGCACCAGCGGCAACTACTGCTATATTTAAATCATTGCTTGTTTCAAATGACAGTGGAAGTGCTGACACAATTACTGTAACAATTACTAATAGTGCAACTGCAGTTTTTAGTGTATATAATGTTAAAAGTATAGGATCAAACACTACTACAGAGCTATTGACACAACCACTAGTTGTTATGGAGAATGAAATTATAAAGGTAACTGCAGGAGCAATAAATAGACTTCATGTAATTGGCAGTTTTTTAGAGATCACATAGGAGATCAATATGGCTGAAGAAGAAAAGAAATTTGGTGTTTTTAATGATTCATTTAATCTAAATTTAGACACAGAGGATGATGATAAAAGTGGCGTAGACCCAATACCCTACAATGTGTATCAAGTTCAAAGCCAAACACCTACTCTATCTGATCAAGATATACAAAGACTATATGGTACTCAAGCTATGCCAGTATTTGAGTGGGCAAAGAAGATACAAACAGGTCAAAGAACATATGACCCAAGCGATTCTTTTGATGAAGATATGATGGAGAAATATAAAAAATTTGGTCAGTTGCCACCTGGATATATCTCACCTCAAGAAATAATTGCACAGAAGGCTTTACAAGGAACTGCAGGACAAATTGGAATGTCAGTTGGTACAAGCATAGGTGCAGAAATAGCAAACCCATATGCAACTGGTGACACATTAAGTCGTATTGGTAGTGGTATAATGAAAACTGGACAAGATACGGCTATTGAATCCGTAAACTTAGCTAGATTTAGTGAGCTTGGAGACAAAACAAAAGATGTACTTAGAGCTAGTGGACTAGCTGATAATTATTTACCAGAGTTGTCAAGTAGATCCGCAGCCGAGGCTACTGGTAATTTAGCACAATTTGATAGAGGTTTAGAGACTGGAACTCTTTTAGAAACATCCAAAGGAAGTGGAACTTATGTACCTACAGATAATTTTGGTAAAGCAAGAAATTTTGCATATGGTGATGAGGCTACTGGTTTTCCAGAAGGATTTGATGCAACATTAGATAGCAAAGATGCTTTAGCTCCATTAAACACTGTTACAGAGGCATCAAGATTGGGAACTGTTACAGACAGACTCAATCCATTTACAGATGCTGGGGCACAAAATGTTACTGCATCAGGCGTAGGTGCTGGAGTAAACTTTATGGCAAGAGTAGCCTCTGGACAAGATGTAGATGATGCGGCAAAATCAGCCGCTGATGCTGGACTAGTACAATATGCAACAACTGCACTACTAGCCGCAACGCCACTTGCACCCTTCTCCACTATAATAGGTGGTATAGTTGGTGGTTTTGTAGGTAGAGTTATATGCAATGAGCTTATGAGACAAGGTATAATGGATCGTAAACAAGTCATATTAGATTATAAATTTACTAGAGACTATCTAACACCAACTCATGTATCTGGCTATCATGTATGGGCAGTATGGATGGTAAAACAAATGAGAAAAGGTAAGTTTGTAAAACTTTGGGCACATATAGCTGGGCACAGAGCAAACGAAATAGCATATATCTATGGAGAAAGAGACAAGCCAGACTATTTAGGTAAAATATACAGAAAAATTCTAGAGCCAATTTGTTGGACTATAGGTACTTTTTGTAAAGAAACAGATTGGTCAATATTATATAGAAAGAAGGAGATCTAACTATGGCTGAAGAAATGAATAATATGGGTGAAAACCCACCAATGGAAAGCCAAATGCAAATGGGAGCACAAGAAGAAGCAAGACAAAAAGTAATGGGGTCATCTAAAACAGTTGCATCTGTTCTTATGTCTAGACTTATGGAAATGTCTCCTAAGGAGCTACAAATGCTAGACAAAGCTATAACACCAGATGTAGCACAAGTTCTCATAAAATTACTCCCAGAGCTTAAGGACTTGATTGAGGCAGTAGAGCAAGGTGGTGCAGGCGGTGCTATGGAAGAAGATCAAGAAATGATGATGGACAATGAAGATGGTGATATGCCTAAAGAAATGGGTGCTTTAGGCAGTATGTAATGATTAGGAGAGCGAATGTTTTAGACATTTCTGCTTTGATATTTATGCTAAATGAGATGCATAAACAAACAGAAGTAGAAGTGCCTAAGATAAACACCCATAAACTGATAGATAGAATAAACGAATTATTACACAAGGGCGTGGTTTTGGTAGCAGTTGAAGACAAAAAAATTATTGGATCAATTGGTGGCACAGTCACCAATGATTGGTGGACAGATGAAAGTCATCTTTCAGATTTGTGGTTTTATGTATATCCAGAGCATAGAAAATCTACATATGCAAAAAATTTATGTATGGACTTTATAAAAATTGCAAAAGAGGCTAAACTAAAAACAAGATTAGGTCATATCTTTTCCGGTGATTTAGATCGTAAAGACAAATTCTTTTCTAAATTAGGCATGAAAAAGATAGGGTCAACTTATATGGAGAAATAATATGGGCAGTTTTTGCACAGTTAATACTGAACCTCTACCAGATCCTAAGAAAGTAATTACTGGTACAGACATACCAGAATGGGTTTCGGCAGCGGGTCAGCAACTTTATGAGCAAAGTGCAGAAATTGCTTCACAAGACTTTCCAGGATACACTGGACCCAGAATAGCTACTTTTGGTGAAGATAATTCTAAACTAACTGCAGACGAACAAGCTGGACAAGAAATACTTAGAGGTGGAACAGAAACATTTCAAAGTTATTTAGATGATTCAAAGGCTATGGCTGACACACTTGGTGGTGGTTTTACTTCAGCAGATACAGATGCTTTAGTGGGTGAAAGTTTTGCTTTTGATGATTTTGATACTGCTAGATCGGGACAATATCAAGATATATTTCAAACATCAATAGACCCAGCAATAGAAGAATTAAATAGACAAAGAGATTTAAGACAATCACAAAATGCGGCTGATGCTATAAGAGCGGGTGCTTTTGGTGGGTCTAGATTAGGTTTAAGAGAAGCTACCACAGATGCTGAAATCGCTAGAGCAGGATCTGATCTTAGGAGACAGGCTGGTAGAGATGCTCTTCAATTCGCCTCACAAAGATACGATACAGATAGAGCATTTGATGCAAGCAGATTTGATGCTGATAGAGCCGCAAGATTTGCTGGAGAAGATGCAAGAAGAGGAGCTTTTGAAACAGATGAGGCAAGTAGATTAAGAGCAACTGAGACTTTGCAGTCTTTTGCTCCACTAGCACAAGGACTGACAGAGCAAGCGGCAGCCGGTTTACTTACCTCTGGTGGTATGACAAGGGATTTAGATCAAAGAGGATTAGATTTAGCGTATGGTGATTACCTTGAGCAAAGACAATATCCACAACAACAACTTAATTTTGCATTAGGTGCATTGCAAGGTGTACCATACGAAACTAGAACTATTGGACTAGAGCAAGGTCAGCAATTTGCTCAAACACCAAGCATATATGGTCAAACAATAAGTGGACTTGGATCTTTAGCTAGTGCTTA